TGTTGTCAAGGAGGAGGTGGTATATGATCCACAGTAGAGAAAGCTGGGAAGTCTGGGCCGATGATTATCAAGACTACTGGGAGGCGAAGGGTAACTACGCTGAAGAGTTTGAACGGGATGACATCGAGGCTTACAAACAGGAGCGTGATGGGGGCTTGACAGACGATTAGATTCATGATAAACTCTATCTTTAAAGTCAACAGTAATGTTAAATTTAATTAAAATTTATATGTTATAAAACTTGAGAGGTGTCTTTTATGAAAGGCTGGATCTTGAAAAAACATCAAAGTGTTGTAGCTTTTGCTGAGTCAACTAATGAGTGCTGGGAGGTGGGCTTGAAAGACGGCTACATCAACGAGTACTGGGGGCAGGAAGTATGGGCTTGTGATAAGTCTATAACGACTGCGCGTGAAGCTAAGGCAGAGCTACGTGAGTGGTTAGACGGTGTTACGCTAAAGCCCAGCAAACCTCAGATCAATGTACGCGAGTATGTTGCAGAGCTACGTGAAGACTTAGAATATTTAATTGATTACCTGATAGAAAGACAGGAAGAGAGGTACAGTAATGACTATCTGTAAAGATGACATCATCAATGAGCTTGTTGAGTATGAACTCGAACACTTGACTGTGACTGAGATGTTAAATATGGTAGGTACGTTCTTAGCCGTAGGCTACGGTGAACTCGAAGAGGAAGATCTTCGCAGACGTTACGCAGACTTAGGAGCCAGCCATGCCATTCACTGATACACACCAGCCATGTCCAGACTGCGGAAGCAGTGACGGGTTGGCATTCAACGACGACGGATCAAGCAAGTGTTTTGTTTGCGATACGTTTACGCCAGCACCGAAGGACAGCGTACGAGAAAACGTGCGTGAACTAGGAGCTATCAACGAAGCACCGAAGCCATCGTTCAGTCAGACTGAGCATCGTCTCATCACTGCTGAGTACCGTTCCATCACTGACCGTCTCATCACAGGGACAACAGCGAAGAAGTATTCAGCACTGAAGAGCGGAGAGGTTACGACGTTTGGTTACTTCAGCCCTGACGATCCAACCAAGCCTGTTGCCGCCAAGGTACGCAACCCTGACAAACGCTTCAGCATCATTGGCGATTGGAAACACGCAGGACTGTACGGTCAGCACCTGTTTCCTGAAGGAGGCAAGTACGTCACCATCGTTGAAGGCGAGTACGATGCGTTAGCGGCACACCAAATGACAGGCAGTAAGTTTCCTGTTGTCAGTGTACGAAACGGTGCAACGTCAGCGGCAAAGGACTGTCGTCTCTTCTACGACTGGCTGAACAGCTTCGAGACTGTTGTTATCTGTTTCGATGCCGACGAGCCGGGTCAGAAAGCGGCAAAGGAATGTGCTGATCTGTTCGGTAACAAGGCGAGGATTGTTAAGCACGTCAATGGCTACAAGGATGCGTGTGACTACCTAGCCAACAACGACTCAGAGATGTACACCAAAGCGTGGTGGTCTGCTCAACCGTACACACCCGAAGGTATCGTTGGTGCTGGTGAGCTACGTGAACTGATCAAGAAGCCACTAGCCAAGGCCAAGGTACAGTACCCATTCGAGGGACTGAACAAACACCTGTACGGCATACGAATGGCAGAGCTTGTGACGATCTGTGCTGGCTCTGGACTGGGTAAGTCAACGCTACTACGTGAGATTGTCAGTTCCATCATGGCACAGTCTGAGGACAACCTTGGTCTGATGTTCCTTGAAGAGACACCTGAGCGCACCATGCGTGGACTCGTAGGTCTTGAACTGAACAAGCCTATCCACCTACCAGACTGTGAGTACGACGACACTGACATCGACCTAGTCTACGATACGATGGACTATGAGAACCGTGTCTATCTCTGGGAACACTTCGGCAGCAACGAGATCGAGAACGTGCTAGGCAGGATGCGGTACTTTGTGAAGGTACTTGGTGTTAAATTCATCGTGCTGGATCACGTATCAATACTGGTGTCCGATCAAAGTAACGGAGATGAACGCCGCGCACTTGACATGATCATGACAAAACTGCGAACATTCGTGCAGGAGATGAACATCTGTATGTTCCTTGTCAGCCACCTACGCAGGCCAGAAGGCAAGCAGTTGGAGGACGGTGCAGTGACTAGTCTGGGTATGTTACGTGGCTCTGCCTCGATTGCACAGTTGTCTGATGCAGTCATCGGTGCGGAGCGCAACAGTCAGGCCGATGATCCTATCGTCAAGAACACGACCGTGCTACGTGTGTTGAAGAACCGATACACTGGTAAGACAGGCAAGGCGTGTGAGGTGTTCTACAACGAAGCAACAGGACGACTAACACAACGAGAGGAACGCGAGGAGAATCCGTTATGATTGCTCTTACACCAACCAACGAACAGAAAGAAAAAGCATTGGCTGAGTCTGCTGAGATGGGAGCGATACGAAACAGCATCCGTAAAGGGGCCGGTAACGCTGTTGGTTTCTTGGCAGAGATTATGCTGGCTGATTACTTAGGATGTGAACGCACACCTTGCAAGGACTATGACTTAACATGGAACGGCATCACTATTGATGTTAAGACAAAAGAAACAACAGTTCCGCCAAAGGACTATTACGATTGCAGCATCGCAGAAACATCGTTGCATCAACAGTGTGATAAGTATCTGTTTACTCGTTATATACGACAAGGTGATCTGTACGTTCTTGGATGGCTTGACAAAGACAAGTATTTTGAGGATGCTAGGTTCTTGAAGAAGGGAGAACAGGACGGTGATAATGGATTCATTGTTCGAGCTAACTGCTACAACCTTAGAATAAACCAGTTAGAGGATTTGATGTTGTGAGATGTAAAGCGTGTGACGTAGAGCTTACAGACTACGAAGCGACAAGACGGTATGCAGTTAGCGGAGAGTTTGTAGACTTGTGCAACAGGTGCTTCGCTGTTACGCTAGACGACGGTGACGTTGTTGATCGTGCTGATCTACGAACACTCGCAGACTTAGAGGAGATGATATACCATGAGCAAGATTGGGAGTTGGATATTAGAACAGGAACAGTTGATGGAGACTTACAAGAAGTTTGACCAGAACCCTGAACAAAACGATTTAAACGAGGCGTACTATGAGTATCTGTTACTTGGATATCGAAACTACTTTGGATCACTCAACGATCTGGTGTGCAGTTACGAAGGTGAAGAACGATATACAAGTCCACACTACAGCCAGTACTTTGCAGAAGGTGTTGAATGATGTTGAAAAAATTGTGGGACATAATCTCATCGGCTTCGATGTTGGTGTTCTTGATCGTGTTTGGAACGTACGCATCTCTAGGGATCATGTTGTGGACACTCTCTACCTCTCCAGACTCTACAACCCCAGTCAAGAAGGCGGACATTCCCTGCGAAACTGGGGCGCAATTCTTGGAGGAACTGGAAAGATTGCATTCGAGGACTTCGATGCGGGCCTTACTGAAGAGATGGTCGAGTACTGCATAGCTGACGTTGAACTAACTGAGCGTGTGCATAAGTGGTTGGAGTTGCAGCTAGACAAAGAAGGTTTCTCTCAGCAGTCGATTGATCTAGAGCATCGTGTAGGCTGGATAACGACTGAGCAGGAACGCAATGGCTTCAAGCTTGACGTACCGTATGCTGAGAAGTTGATGATGGATCTCATGTTTGAGATGAACAACATCGAAGCAGAACTACAGGCTATCTTCCCACCTATCGTTGAAGAGCGATGGTCTGAGAAGACAGGAAAACAACTAAAAGACAAAGTCACAGTGTTCAATCCCGGTTCACGCAAGCAGATAGCAGAGCGCCTGCAACGTCTTGGTGTCAAGTTCGACAAGAAGACTGAGAAGGGTAACATTATCGTGGACGAGAAGGTTCTCGAAGGTATCGACAGACCAGAAGCTAAAGCTGTTGCACGGTACATGATGTTGCAAAAGCGTGTTGCACAGATCGATAGCTGGTTGAAGGCAGTCAAGGACGACGGCAGGGTTCATGGCAGGGTCATCACCAACGGCGCTGTGACGGGACGTATGACACACCAGTCGCCTAACATGGCTCAGGTTCCTGCAGTGTCTGCGCCGTTTGGAACTGAGTGTCGATCATGCTGGACTGTTGACGAAGGTAACGTACTTGTTGGTATTGATGCCAGCGGATTAGAGCTACGCATGTTGGCTCACTACATGGACGACGAAGACTATACAAATGAAATCCTCAATGGCGATATTCATACAGCTAATCAACGGGCTGCGGGACTTGAGACACGACCTCTTGCAAAGACATTCATATATGCGTTTCTGTATGGGGCCGGAGATGCTAAAATCGGAGCTATCGTTGGAGGAAATAGCGGCACTGGAAGAAGGCTTAAAGAAAGATTTCTACACAACACGCCTGCTCTTGAAGAACTTAGAGGAAGAACTGACAGACAGGCTCAGTCTGGCGTACTTGTTGGCCTCGATGGACGAAAACTCAGAGTCAGATCCCAACACGCCGCATTAAATACACTTTTACAGGGTGCAGGGGCTTGCGTTATGAAACAAGCGGTGGTACACTTAGCAGATAAACTACGCAACATCCCACACAAATTTGTAGCCAACGTACATGACGAGTGGCAGATAGAAACACCAGCGCACTATGCGGATACAGTCGGACGTATCGGTGTGCGCTCAATCAGAATCGCCGGAGAGACGCTTGGCCTACGGTGTCCATTAGACGGCGAGTATCGTGTAGGCAACAACTGGGCTGAAACTCACTAGGAGAAATCTATGACAGCTAACAAACTACCACCCATTACTGTTCGCGGAACTATTTACTGGTGTGAGCGTAACAAGCTCAACAAGTACAGTAACAAGTACCAAGTGCAGCTTGGCAACCTTAGCGAGAAAGCTATCGAAGCCATTGAAGAGATGGGTATTGCACCTAGCAACAAAGGCGATGAACGCGAGTTCTTCATTACCATGAAGTCTAATAACCCTATGCGGTTGACAGACGAGAACGGTGTGGAGATACCTGAAGATGTTCTCATCGCTAACGGCTCAAAAGCAGTAGCAGTGGTAGGCTACTACGATTGGTCTGTTGGCACAGGTCGCTCACCATCGATGATAAAGATGAAAGTTACGGAGTTGATCGAATACACCGATAACTCTGTGTCTGAAGCGGAAGCGTTGTGATCCTTGTTGATGGTGACATCGTAGCTTATCGTTGTGCATTCAAGTGCGATGATGAGTCAGTTAAGACTGCCTGTTATACTACGGGCAGTTTCTTATCTGATCTGATCAGTGATCTATACACACAGATAGATGACGAGCCAGAGTACCGTGTTTACCTGACAGGCAAGGGTAACTTCCGTAATGATGTAGCTGTGACTGCGCCTTACAAGGGTAATCGTAAGGACAAAGAAAAGCCTGTACATTTGGAAGCCATACGTCAGTATCTGATAGATGATTGGAATGCTGTTGTGTCAGACGGTGAGGAAGCTGATGACTTGATTGCTATCGACGCTACCGCCACCCCTGACAGCATCATCGTCAGTCTCGACAAGGACTTTCAACAAGTACCGTGCAGACATTACAACTTCAACAAACGCGAACTAACTTCTGTTAACGAAGAGGAAGGTTTACTGTTCTTCTACCGTCAGATCATCATGGGCGACAAAGCTGATAACATTGTCGGCGTGTATGGTATCGGTGATAAGAAGTCTCAGAAGCTCCTCGAAGGACTGACAGAGATTGAGATGTTCAACAAGTGCGTTGAGTTGCTAGAGTCTGAAGAGCGTGTCATCGAGAACGCTAGGCTGCTCTGGCTACGTCGTGAACCTAATCAACTATGGGAAAGACCAAGTGAAGAGAACAAAACGCAGTCTGCCTAGAGGCTTTGATAGCTGGTTTGAATATGACCTGCATCAGAAACTTAAGCAGTGTGAGTACCACTCTCATGGTCTTACATACACTCAAGTTAAAACGTATGAGCCTGACTTCATTTATCACGACGGTGTAGGCACACTGTACATCGAAGCTAAAGGAAGATTCAGAGATCGTGCTGAAGCTAGGAAGTATGTAGATGTGAGAGCAAGTCTTGGTGACTTTGAAGAGTTAGTATTTATCTTTCAAAACCCAAGAACACCAATGCCCGGAGCAAGACGTAGAGCTGATGGGACTAAATACACCATGCAAGAATGGGCAGAAAAACAGGGCTTCACATGGTACACGTTGGAGACTTGTCCTGCTGGATGGAGTAAAAAGCTATGACTAGACATCTTGTAATACCTGACACGCAAGTAAAACCTGATATGCCTGTTGACCACCTGTACTGGGCTGGTCGCTATGCTGCCGCAACTAAACCTGACGTTATCATTCATCTGGGGGATCACTGGGACATGCCAAGTCTCAGTAGCTATGACGTTGGGAAGAAGTCATTCGAGGGTAGACGTTACGTTAACGACATCGAAGCTGGTAAGCATGCTATGTGGGCTTTCATGCATCCTATCCTTGATGAGCAACGCAGACTGCGCCTCAACAAGAAGAAGACATGGAACCCACGCATGGTTTTCTTGTTAGGTAATCATGAACAACGCATCGAACGTGCAATAGAAACTGATGCAAAACTAGAAGGACTAATGTCGTATAATGACTTCCAGTTGGAGAAAAACGGATGGGAAGTTGTGCCTTTCCTACAACCTATCATCATCGACGGTATCGCCTACTGTCACTACTTCACCAGCGGTGTCATGGGCAGACCAGTCACTTGTGCAAAACTCATGCTACAAAAGAAGTTCATGTCATGTGTTATGGGACATGTACAAGACCGCGACATTGCCTATGCAAGGAAAGCTGATGGTAGTAACATCACTGGTCTGTTTGCTGGTATCTATTACAACCATGATGAGGACTACTTAAACCCTCAAACAAACGGTAGCTGGTCTGGGATATGGATGCTCAACGAGGTAAACGACGGATCGTTTGATGAGTTGCCTGTGAGCATGAGTTATCTTAAAAGGAAGTATGGAGATAGATAGTGGAGTACTTAATACTAGCAGTAACCTGTTTTTTATACGGTTATGTTATCGGCTATCACGTAGGATCTGAAGGAAACAGAAATGAGTATTGACAATGCAACACCGAAACAATGGGATGATGCCCGTAAAAGACAAGTGGGCGGAAACCATTACGCACGTTATAACATTCAACCTATTGATTTTATTATCGACAATAACCTTGACTGGTGTGAGGCTAATGTGGTAAAGTACATCACCCGATGGCGTGACAAGAACGGCGTCGAGGATCTACGCAAAGCCATGCACTACATACAACTACTAATTGACAGAGAGGTGCAATCTTGATGGATGCCTATCAACAATACATTCACAAGTCCCGCTACGCACGTTACCTTCCAGAGGAACAGCGCCGTGAGACTTGGGAAGAAACAGTAAACAGATACCTAAACTATTGGTGTGACCGTGTAGAACTTAATGAGTTCGATCAGTCAGAGATCTTTCAAACTATTCATGAACTAGATGTTATGCCTAGTATGCGAGCGTTGATGACTGCTGGTGATGCTCTTGACCGTGACAACGTAGCTGGCTTCAACTGTAGCTATCTACCTATCGATCACCCTAAAGCGTTTGATGAGATGATGTACGTCCTCATGTGTGGTACAGGCGTAGGCTTCTCTGTTGAACGACAGTACGTATCTAAACTACCTGAAGTAGCGGAGGACTTCCATGACACAGATACCGTTATACACGTCGCTGACAGCAAAATTGGATGGGCTAAAGCCTACAGAGAACTTATTAGCTTGCTCTATTCGGGTCAGCTTCCAAAGTGGGACGTATCTGGAGTACGACCTGCAGGGGCAACCCTTAAAACCTTTGGAGGTAGAGCGTCTGGTCCGGAGCCTCTTGTTGACCTCTTTAAATTTACCACAGAAATCTTTAGGGAGGCTGCTGGACGTAAGCTTTCCTCCATCGAGTGTCACGATCTCTGCTGTAAGATTGCACAAATCGTTGTCGTCGGGGGAGTTAGGCGAAGTGCTCTCATCAGTCTCAGTAACCTCACTGACGATCGACTACGACGGTGTAAGTCAGGTCAGTGGTGGCAAGACAATCCCCAACGAGGACTAGCAAACAATAGTGCGTGTTATACTGAGAAGCCCGACTTTGAAGCGTTTCTAAATGAATGGAAGAGTTTATATGAATCAAGATCAGGAGAGCGAGGTATGTTCTCTAGAGTCGCAAGTCAAAAGCAAGCTGCAAAGAACGAGCGACGAGATGCTACCTATGATTTTGGAACTAATCCATGTAGCGAGATCATCCTACGACCTTACCAATTCTGCAATCTATC